CAGGGGCACCGTCTGCAGGCTGTAGCAGCCGTAGAACATGCTGATCATGTTGGTTACTGCTGCAGTGTTGAACAGGGGCACAGTTTGCAGGCTGTAGCAGTACTGGAACATGCTGCTCATGTTGGTTACTGCTGCGGTGCTTGGCAACACGACCGAGCGCAACTTAGTCATGTAGTAAAAGCGGTAGCTCAGATCAGTGGTGTTGCCGAGATTTTTGATCACCACCCGTTCGACATACGACATGCGCACATTCAACGTAGTAGAGTTTGCTGCCAGCACCAGCCCCGTGGTCGAAAAGTTTGGGCTACCCAGCAGCAGATCGAGCCAACCGGCATCGTAGGCCTGCAACCCTGTTTGTGAGTGCTTGACGTTGAGATTGAGTGCGGTGAGGTTTTGTCCGGCTTGCGGTGTCACCGTCACCAAAGCTTGCTTGTATGGTAGCAGTGCAGCTGAGCCATCGCCGGTGAGTGCAAGGGCTGACCCGCCCACCGTGGCAGACACTTGGAAGGTATTGGCCGTGGCATTGATAACGTAGTAGACCTGACCTTCCGATAACCCCGTTGTCGTGACGATGTTGTAGAACCTTACCCCCATGCCATCGCTATAACCGTGGGTGGTGCGGGTAACTAAATCACCTGCGTCTGTGAGCGTAACGGGCGCGTTAGTGTTGTCCAGATCGGCGTCAGCAAAGTCATACAGGTGATTGGCCTGCACTCCACTCACGATGTTCTCCACCATGCCGTCACCCCAGTCGATGGTGTAGGCACCAGCGGCGGTCAGGGCCAGGAAACTGCTTTCAGGAAATACAGCAACTAAACCAACAAACTTCTGGTCTGTATCCAGCACCGTTGGCATGGCTAGCCAGCTCGGGTTGCGAACCCATGGTTTAGTGGTATCGGTAATGCTGCCACCTGTATTTTTACCCGCCCATGCAGTATGGCGTGGCAGCATGGCACTACTTTGAATTGTGCGAATACTCATGTTAGGTCAACTCCGAACCAAATAGACTAAACGATAGTGTTGCAGCACCTGCATAAACCGTGACCACATCGGTTGTTGCCAGCGTCACGCCCAATGTCAAAAACACCGTGTCGTACTGGTTGACCCAGTTGTCATAGACGATATAGTGTTGATTAGCAATGGCTGTACCTGCTGGGCGCACCGCCACACGAAACTGCGTTGACGCACCTCGGTTGCAGATGGCCAGAGTGCTGCACACCGCAGAGGTTGCAGCGGGTACGGTATACAGGTCGATGTTGGTTGTAGCTGCAGGAGCCGATTGGCCGAGTGTTTTATAAGTTGTTGCCATGTTAGGCTCCCATTAAAAGAAATGTTTGTTCAAAGCCAGCTGAGCTTGTGCTACCACCGCCACCGCCACCGCCTTCAATGGTCAGGTTGCCAGAGCCAAGAATTGACGCGCCATTTATTGTTTTGATGCTGGTGCCAGAGACAAGGGTGTTTTGCTTTCCATTAAGGGCTGAAGCAGTCACACGCAGTTCAGCCTTGTCAGCAGCGCTCCATGCCGCCGCTGCAGTTCCCTCTTGTGCGCGAACGATGGTCAGAACATCACCTGTTATGGCAGTAACCTTGACCACTTCCCAAGAGGACTCAGATGCTGCTTGTGTCAGTGTCAGCATGAACCAGTCGCCACCAGATAGCGCCGGGAACAAAGTGCCACTACCTGTGGTTAGCGTCAGTGATGTTGCAACATTGGTAATTCCTGACGCCAGCGTGCTGGCAGCGTTATTGCTGAATAGTTGCGTCGCCATTTCAATATTCCTTCACTTTCACCTTGATCTCAGCCTGCTTGGTGCGCCCACCTACGGTGTTCAGTGTGGCGGTGATCTTGTAGGTCACGCCATCCGTGCCGCCAGATGTCCAGACCTTGACGACGCCATTGGCCAATACGGATGCCACCACCGTCAGGCCTGTTTCCGCCGTCACGGTGGAACCCGTTGGCCCGGGTGCGGTGTCGGCCATGCCCGTCAGCCACTCGGTGAAGTCGATGTCGAAGTCCTGCACATCCGCAGGCTGTTTTTCAAATTTGGCAAGGATGCTCATACGATGGCCTCGGTAAGTTGTTTTGGCACAGTGGCGTCATAGTCTGCGAACGGCACGATGGCCTCGGTAAGTTGTTTTGGCACAGTGGCACGCATCTCCTGCTCTGGCACATAGGCAATGAACACCGAAGGATCACCAGACAACGTGAGCACATCACCATTGCTGGCTTGAGACTGCCCCAGTTGCACTGCAAGGTATCTGTCTCTACGTGAAGCAGCCTCGCTGGACTGTGCTTGGGTAGCCTGAGCGAATGCATAAACACCTCGCATGAATGCCGCCTCGGCACTCTCAGACTGTGTGCTGGCACCCTCTAGTGCTATGCCCCTGACGGCCTCACCAGTGGCCTGCTGCGCCTGCATTGCCGCACCAGATGCAAACACACTACGAGACATTTCCCCAGACATCGACTGGGTTAACCCATCGGAAGATGTAAAGTACACAGCACGGCTTGTCGTAGCAACAGGCATTTGCGCCTGCGCCGAGATGGCCCAGCCAGCCAATCCGCGCGTGGTTGCACCACTGAACACTTCGGCCTGTGATGACTCATTGGCTGCTTGAATACTGCGACTTGCTGCTGACGAGTTGGTCTGCGCCTGAGAAGCTGCAACTGGCGCGAAAACCGCCCGTGAGGTGGCAACAACACTGCCTTGGACCTGACTGCTAATACCTGTCGCGGCAACAGAGGCAACAAGCTGAACCTGCGCCATTTGCTGTTGGGAGGATGCACTTGAGCCACTGGATGCCCTTGCGGTCGATCCGCTTGCAGTCTGCGCATTGGCTGTTGCAGCCATCCCTGAAATCAGCCTGCTTGTTGCACCAGTCGAAGACTGAACAATGCTGTCCGTGCCAATGGCAACAACAGATCGCTGAGATGTGGCTTGCGAGGTTTGCGCCTGTGCCGATGCGACAATAAGCCCAAGTCCTCGCACCGAAGCGACCGAAGCGCTTTGAGACTGACCCGCAACAACTGCTGCCGACAAACTTGCCGTGCAGGGTGCGGTTGTATTTTGGGTCTGTGAACTTGACGCGCTACAAGCCATCGAGCGCATGGCATCTATAGCCGCTATTTGCGACTGGCTTGCTGCAACAGAACCTGCACGACCCCTGCTTGTATTAACCAGCGCACCTTGCCCCTGCGCCGAAGCCGCAGACGAAGATGCAGCACGGGTTAGTTGCCCTGATGCACCTTGTACCTGATGGGAAGATACACCTTGTTCAAGGTAAAGTGCAGAGGAGGCCTGCTGGGACTGTGATGCTGAAGCGGAGGCGTTGGCTGTCCTGATGGCGACCGCAGAAGTTCCTTGCCCTTGACTCGTAGAATTAGAAAGCTGCCGCGCCGCCTGCAAGGCAGCGGCAACCGATTGACCTTGACTTGCTGCGCCGACAACCCCGCCTAGACTTCTTTGCGCACCTGCCTGCCCGGTCTGCGCCTGACTGGCTGATACCAGACCCGCTTTCTGCCTAGATACAACTACGACATCGGACTGTACCTGCGATGACTGTGCCGAACACTCGATAAATACCCCTGTTGCCCCATTCAGGACAACAGAGTTAAACGAGGATGCGTTCAGCTGCACAGATTATCCCGGCTTAGTAACCAGCCGTGCTGTTGCGAACGTCGTGCGTGAAGCTGGTCGCGCTGACAATCGTGCCTGCGGTGAATGCACCGACGGTCAAGTTTGCGCCGGAAGCCCCTGCCGAGACATCCATCACAACGGTGGCCCCATCCGACTTGAAGATACGGGCAAAAGTGGGGGTGATACCGGCAACTGCCGTACCAGACGTGATCGCATTAGCGGTCAACAAGCCACTGACAGCAGCGGGGAAAGCCGTTGCGCCAAAGGTCAGCTCCACCCCAAGGGTGTTTCCAGACAAGGCGGTATCGGCGTTGGCAGGTTGCACACCGTCATAGATGCGAATCTTGCCGCTGTTGCACAGTGCAGCCAGGGCGTTTGCTTGAGCGTTGACGGTAGCGTCTGCGATTTGGGTATTGAGTGGCATGTGGTTCTCCTAAAAAATTGAAAAGTTGAAATGCAGACTGCTTACGCGCCGGGCTTGGTTTGCGGTTTGACGGCAATCGTTGCGGCGATCTCTTCACCCAGCGATGCCTTGACGACCCCGAGATACCCGGCGGCGCGTTCGGCATTGCCGGCGTACTCGCTGTCCTTGCTGTAGGCGCGGTACAAAATCAGGTTGAGCACGTCATCGGCAAAGATGTCGGGCACGCTCAGGTTTCCGGTGACGGACGTGTAGGTCGTGCCATCGGCCGGCTCAGTGATGTCGGTCGGGTAGGCTGAATACATCACCTCGAGCTGGGCCAGGTTCGTGGCGGGCGGGTAGACATAGAACGTCTTGGGGTCGCGCTCGTCGAACATGTAGTGCAAGATGTCCACGGTCCCGGTCAGTGCGTGCCAGCCTGGCGTTTGCGCGTCCAGAATCTGCCGTGGCACCAGGCGCACAGCTTTCTTCTGCGATGTCGCCGCCATGTTGCGGGTGATCTCGATCAACTTGGATGGCGAGGGCGTCAGGTTGGCGTCGTCCAGGTCTTGGCGACTGCCGGCCACCAGGGTCATCGTGGCCGTGGTGTTCATCGAGTCAGGGCGCACCTTGACGATGGCGCGCTGTGCGTCATTGAGCCAGCGCACCAGCTCGTTGGCGGGCCAGCGCACACTGGTCTGGTCTTGCAACAGGTCGGTCGCGCGACGGATGATGGATTGGGCGGCAATGGTCATGGTGATCTCCAGAAATGCAAAACCCGCTCAAGGCGGGTTGGTTAGAAGCCGAAGCTGCGGGGTTGGACTCGGATCGTTCCAGGCACACGGTCATGTGCCTCCTCGATGCGAACATTCAGGATCGACTGGTCGTACAGCGAGCGGTAATAAATCGCCAGCTCAGGGTTCGACCAGGGCGTGCCCGGCATGGCCATCAAACGGGCCTTGGCGCCGCTGGCGATGCCTTCCATATGCCGCTGCCCCAGAAAGTCAGGCAACGTCGCAGCGTTCGTTTTTGGCACGTAGGTCGCGCGCACCACCAAGGCCTGGCCTGTGGTGCCCATCGGGACCGGATAGACCCGCAGCAGGGGAAGCTCGCCGGCCATGTTGTAGTAACTGGGTTCGCTGGCTTGCATCGTGGCCCAGTCGGGCATCACGTTCTGCAATCCAGCCACCGTGACCGGTGTCAGGCGCCGACTGCCAATCCAGACATCGCGCACCGTCTGCACCAGGGCGCCGCTGGGGGCGTCCATCTCATACTCAAAGGCGTCGTCAACCAGGGTGATCGGCTCCTGAATCTCGGTCCAGGACTTGGTCTCGCGGCAGAATTCAATCGCCGCCAGCAACAGGGCCTGGTTGATTGTTGGCTCGGGACAGCCAATCACCTCGGTCGCCACAAAGGGGTGGAATGCAGTGAGCAACATGATTGGCTACCGGCTCAGACCGATTCGGGCACAGCAGAGAAGGCGTAGCGCGGGCGATCGCTGGCCACTTGCACGCCATTGACTGTGGCGAAAGACGTGGTCACCGAGTTGCGCAGCACGTCGACCACCTCTTCGGGCACCAGGTGCGGCTTGTTGCGCGGAATCTGGTACAGGTAGCCGTTCAGGCCGATGTTGACGGCATCCTGGCCATCCGACTCGGTGCCGGCGTAGACGGTCAACAGCTCATACTTGCCGGTGCCGCCATCGACTTGGCGCGCGCGCTGGACGCTGGACTTCTGCGCTTCTGCAGAGGCTTCGGGTGCACTGTTTTCCAGTGTACTGATTTGGGATTTCGTTGCCATGTGGTTACCTCTTAAAAACAAAAAAGGCCATCAAAGGCCCATAAAAAAAGCCACCTGAATTACTTCTCGGTGGCTTGTGGATTCCCGGTCGGGAATTTGCTATGGCTTGTCAGGCCAATGTCGGTTGCTCTTCTTGATGTTCTCCATCGCTGGGAGAACCTGCAAGTTGAACTGGTTGTGCAGTCCGGACACCGTCTTGCCATTCAGTGGCACGATGTGGTCAACGTGGTAGATCAAACCGGTTTCAGATTCCAGCCTGGCCGCCAGGTCATAAACTCTTCGGATCGCTTTGTCATCAGCCCAGTCTGGCGTCGCCCTGATGGTCATCAGGCGCCTGGCTGTGTTTTTCTTGGCTGCGTACCACTTGTTTGCTTTTGTCGCTGTGGTGCCGTCAGCATTTTTTACTTTGTATGTAGCCCCGATATACACCGAGCTACGCTCACCAGAAAACCATTCGTAGCCACACTTGGTGGAGCAGGTCTTGACGTGCATTTGACTCGGTGGTGACGTGAACATCTCTCCGCAACACACACAGGCGCGTAGCGTCTTGTCTTTATTCCTGTCGTATTTGCACTTCTTGGAGCAGTACGTTCCGCCGCCATCAGTCTTCAGTTGCGACAGCTGGGTAAAAAACCCTGAACCACAGGCCACGCAAGTCATCACTTGACCCTTGCTGGTCTTCGACCCTCTGAGTTTGTAAGAGCACTCCTTGGAGCAGGTCTGCTTGATCGCATCAACCGCCCCAACCTGAAATTCTGCATTGCAGACCACGCAGTTTTTGACCGCCTGGTGCCGCAATGACTTTTCTCTAGAGATCAGGGTGTTGCGGCACTGGGTACCGCAAGTCCTGATCACATTGAGCCTGGCCTTGAAATCAAGACCGCAAACCTCGCATTTTTTAACTGGCATGACAAGCCCTCCATTTGAGTACGCATTGTACTCTGGAAGACTTGTCAGAGGTCAGTTAAACTATGCTCAAGCTACCACGGCAGCTTCAACGACAACCATCCACAAATCGTTCAAAATTATACAAGTTTGCATAGATTTCCAGCCCACGTGGCTGCGCTGGGCCAGCGGATCGGAATCCGAAGGCTTGGCGTTGACCACCATGGGGGTCACGGCGTACTGACCCTTCAGCGCCACGATGCCGTAGGCATCACGACCCAGGAAGATCACCGGGTACACGTCGGCCTTGACGCCCGTGGTCGACAGCATGGTGCCCTTGTCGCCGCCGCCGTTGGCATAGGGCTCAACGATGGTGGTGGACAGGTAGCGCACGTCGTCGATCTTGCCGATTTCGTTTTCCCAGGGCGTGATCGAGCCATACTTCTCAGCCGGCGTGAAGCCGACCTGTGTACGCACAGCAGCTTCCATGTCGGGGTGGATGATGGCAACGAAGCCAGGGGCCACGTTCTCGGTGCCGAAGCTCGGAGTCGAGCGCACGATCGAGGTGATCGGGCGAGCGTTCTGACGCTTCAGGGTGCGCACAGCTTGGCGCTGCAAAGCCACGGTGAAAGCCGTGTTCACGTCGGTGCGCAGAGTGCCGTTGGCCAAAATCTTGTTGGTACAAGCTTTCAGCACGCCATAGCGCATCTTCTCGATCATCTGCGCGGCCTGCTCACCCAACAGCTCGATGGACTCGTTCAGCACGGGGTCCTCGTGGGTGTCGGTGATCACGTCAGACACAGTGATCAAATCGCCGTACTGCACCAACGTGGCGGTCACGTCGGTTTTGGCCAGCGTTTGCGCCGTGGGGGTTTGGCCCTCGGTCAGCGCAGACGGCGTGGTCGGCAGCGCGGTGTAGCGCCGGAAGATTTCCACCTTGCTGGAGTTGCTTGGCAGGCTTTTGGCCTGGCCGAACTTCTCGAACACAAGGTAGGGGGTGCCGCGTTTCAGCAATTCCTTGCAAGCGTAGGCGGCGGTACGAGGCGAAATGTCGCCGTAAGCAGTATTAGCCATGATTTTTCCTTAAGATAAAAAGACAAAAGGCCCCTTGCGGAGCCGTATCAAAAGGAGCGAACTGACGCTTAATGCCGTATGCAGCCCAGGCCATGCCTTCGGGGAGTCTTGCGACTTGTCCCGCATGAACCCGGCAGCGCGACCGGTGTCGTGCTCCGAAAATGCCCAGTGATAACGCGCACTGAACAACGCGGCCGGTAACCAACTGGCAATGGTTTTGGCTTACGCCAGAATCGTTAGAAGCTTTCCCAGGCAGCCTCGTAGTCGTCGGCCTGGGCTGGCTTTTCGGGAATCTTCAGGCCGGCCGAACGCACACCTTCAGCAGCGTCCAGGGCCGACTCGTCAATAGGAGCGGCAGCAGCTGGCTGCTCAAGATCAGCTTCAGTGGTCACCTGGCCTTTGGCCTTGTAGTCACTCAGCAGCTTATTGATCTGCTTGGCGGTGCCGCTATTGATGACCTGCATCGCAGCCTCCTGCTCGGAGCCTGGCAGGCCCTCCACATAGGCGCGGAACTCGGGGCTGGCGCCAACTTCCATGAAGTCGGGGTGAGCCTCCGAGATAGTCTCGTAGTGCGTCTTCTCTTTTTCAGTGCGCAGCTCATTGACCACGTCATCGAGCTCACCGCGGACCGAGCCCACGCGCTCATCAGACACCTGGGTGCCCACGTGCTTGGCAATCAAGGTCAGCATCTTGGGGAAGTCAGGGCCGAAGTCGCTCTCCAGCGTCTGCATGGCCTGCTCGAACGTCAGCTCGCCGCTCTCCACCTTCTCCATGGCGTCTTCCATGGCTTCGGTGGCCGGGGTCTCGGCATTCTCTTGAGCTGCAGTCTCAGCGGGCGCGGCTCCCTTGAGCGCTTCTTCGCGCGCCTTGAGCTCGGCTTCCTTGGCTTTCAGGCGCCCCATCCAGGACTTCTCACGCTGGATGTCCTCAGGGCTCATGACCTCGACGTCACCCGCATCCTCGGCACCAGGCTCGACCACCACGGCAGTCTCCTCGACAGGACCGGCGTCACCGGTCTCGGCGGGGGCTGGGTCATTGGGGGCTGACTCGGCAGCAGCCAGCTCTTCGGCCATTTCAGCCTCGTCCTCATCGGGCGTTTCCAAATCCTCAGCGGGTGCTTCGGGGGTTAGGCCAAAGGCCTCGTCCTCGCTCATCTCGCTGCGCTGCACGTCTTCGCCAAAAGCGTTGGCGAAATCATCTTGTTCTTGGGTTGCCATGGTGTTGTCCTTTCGGGGCAAAAGAGCCCTTTCAGGCTCGAACTGTCCTGGTTGCCCAGGGGTTAGAGAATCAAATCTTTGGCACGTCCTGGCCTTCATTGGCCACAATCGCGCGAATGGCATAGGTCTGCTTGATCGCCGCCTGCAGAGCCACCAGGCCGTCAGGACTCACGTTCACCAGGTCGGTCATGTAACTCATGCCCAACGTGTCCAGCATCTCGATCAAATGGCGGTAAGCTTCGGTGCCGGCGTACTGGCGCACCGTGCGTGACGCCTCAATCAGGCGTTCATGCATCAGTTGCTCATCGGTTTTTTTAGTTGTCATTCATCACCGCGGTTTCCATGCCGGCATTCATGCCCACACGTCCGGTCTCGGGCTGGTCCAGCGCCTTGACTGGGTCAAAGGTCGGCTGCTCTTGCTGCACCGGCGGGCCACCCAGTTGGGCAATGCTCGGGTCCGGCGTGGCATCTGACCAGCCGGCACTGCGCAAAATCTCATCGCCTGCGGGTGCCACTTGCGGGTTCGCTGTGGCGGCGCCACCGGCTTGCAGAGCGGCAAATACTGACGAAACCTTGGTTTCGGTGGCTTTGGCCTTCACCAGCTCCACCTCGGCCATTGCCTTGGCGGCCTGGGCGGTGATCAGGGCCACCTTCTGCTGCAGCTCGGCCATGGTCAATTCCATCTGCTTCTGCGCCAGCTGCGCCTGCTGGGCAGCCATCTCATTGTTCTGTTCAGCCTTGACCTCGTCCTCGGTCTTGATGACGTCAGACAGCTCATGGGCCTCTGCTCGTTGCCTCAGCAAGTGATCGCGCTTGATGAACGGCGCGTCCATCGGGTTGGCCACCGCCAGGCTGAAGGCATCCAACTGCTGAGCCCGCACCTCGCGCGCCACCAGGCTCGAGGAGCCCCGGGCCTTCACATCGAAGTCGCCCTTGATCGTGGCGTCCGGGTGAAACTGCATGTTCCAGCGGTACATACCCGTGATGAACGAGCGGGTCACACCTTCATCCCAGTTGCTCACCAGGTCCTTGATCATGATGTTGGCCGCGCCCATCAGCATGCTCATGCCTGATGCTGTACCACCGGCGCCAGAGGCCACGTTTTCACCCGTCATGTAGCGCGGTATCGCGCTCACCTCATCGGCATTGTTCTCAAACCGGTCAGCCAGGCCGCTCAGGTCACCCAGACGTGAGGGCAGCTCAATGGCCCGCACCGCCGGCACGCCAGGCTGGGCCGAGTTGCGCATAAAGACTTTCCAGGGCTCGATCTCGGTGCCGTCTTCCATGCTCGAGAGCAGGCCGGTGGCCACCTCGATCATGGCGCCCGAAGTGATGGCGCCGTTGTCCAGCATCAGCCGGGTCGCCGCGTTCATCATCGTCTGGTCGTCGCGCATCACGCTCGACAAACCCTCGCCAAAGATGCTCGTCTCATCCTTGTCGAAGTAGTACATGTGGTAGGGCCAGGTCACGCCATTGAGTGGCTGCAGCACGGCCTTGATGACTTCGCCGTTGGGCGGGATGAATTCAACCTGAGCCGTTCCATCTGCGCCTGTGACTGCGTCCTGCTTTCCAGCGGGGATTTCCTTGACTGTTGTGACCCACTGCAATTGTCCCTGCTTGTCTTCCTCC